CAACTGGTGATGAAAAGACGTTTTTGCATCAAATCATAGTTCTAGCTGGTCATGAAGTTGAGGAAATCGGCAGCATCTACATTAACGATGAAATAGTAAATATTGGTAGTAATGGATATGTTACTGATACGGCTTGGGATGGCAAAATCCGTATATTGATGCACCTTGGGAACCAAACATCAACGTCAGATGACTTTTCAAATGTTAGTGGCAAAAATCTTGCAAATACATTGATTGCAGAAAGCGAATTAACAGGATCAAATGCGCTGACATCTAACTTTGTGGGCAACGGAATTGCTTATCTTTATGTCCGATATCAGTATGATGCTGAAGTGTTTGCCAGCGGCGTTCCGCTTGTCACTGCGCTTGTGAAGGGCAAAAAGGTATATGACCCGCGAACATCCACAATCGCATATAGCAACAATGCGGCTCTCTGCATTCGTGACTTTATCACAAGCACATATGGTTTAAATGACAATGCTATTGATGATGTGAGCTTTTCCGCTGCGGCTAACGAAAGTGATGAGAATGTAACTTTAAGCGGCGGCGGCACTGAGAAGCGGTACACGATCAATGGAATTGTCAAAGCTAGTTCCCCTACAGGTAAGGTTCTGGGAGAAATGACAACCGCTTGCGCTGGAACTTTGTTCTGGGGTTCTGGGTATTGGAAGCTCAAAGTTGGTGCATACACGGCTCCGGTAAAAACTCTTACCCTTGATGATTTGCGTAGTCCAATAAACTTGCAAACACGGGCTTCAATGCGAGACAGCTTTAATGGAGTAAGCGGAACATTTAATGATGCTAGTGGCGATTTCATTACTGCTGATTACCCTCCAATCAAAAGCGGTACATTCAAAACTGAAGATGGTGGTGACGAGCTTTTATTAGACCTACCATTGCCATACACAACAAGTTCAGCAACTGCTCAACGGATTGCAAAGATGACTTTGTATCGTGGCCGTGAGCAAATGACGTTCAATGCGGACTTTGGCCTAGAAGCATTTAATATTGAGGTAGGAGACATCATTGCCTTTACTAATGATCGGTATGGTTTTGATGAAAAAGAGTTTGAAGTAATTGGATGGAAGTTTGCGTCCAATCAACAGGCTGGTGATCTTCGTGTTACTTTGACTTTGCAAGAAACATCTGAGGCGGCTTTCGATTGGAATTCTGAAGAGAGTGATATTATTAATAATAACACTAATCTTCCATCACCCGGCGCGGGTCTTGCGATTAATAATCTATCTGCGTCTGGGGGTGGCAGAACTCAAGGTGATGGCACGTTTATTAATTCTGCAATATTAGATTGGGATGCAGTTACAAACGCTTTCAACGCTTATTACGAGATTGAGTGGAAGCCACTATCTGATAGCAACTACTCAAGCACTACGACTGTTGAATCATCCATTGAGATAACGCCTCTTGTCGATGGAGTTGAGTATATATTTAGGGTCAGAGCAATAACCGCCTCTGGCTTTAAAGGCTCCTATTCTACTGTGCAGTTTACTGGTGGTGGTGATGTAACTGCTCCAGCCTTGCCAACAGCAATCACCGCCAATGGTGGATTTAGATATATCACTGTTAGCTGGACTAACCCTGCGGACGCTGACCTTAACTTTGTTGAGGTCTGGGAGAACACTTCTAATACATCTTCAGGGGCCACTAAGGTTGGTACATCTGGTGGAAACGAGTTCATTCGTTCCAATTTGGGCATACAGGAAACAAAGTATTACTTCTTAAAGTCGGTGGATTACAGCGGTAATGCCTCCGCATTTACTTCTGGTGTATCAGCAACGACCACCTTCATTGATGATAATGACTTTGCTAACGGCGTTTATAGCCTTTTCACAGATCAGGGTCTTTATGCAATTGAAGATGTTTCATCACTTCCTGCCTCTGGTGCATTTACAGGTGAGAAAGTCTTTAACACTAGCGATGCGAAGCTATATAGCTGGACGGGTTCTGCTTGGGAATCCGTTGCTGCGGATGTTGGCACTTTAGACTTCTCTGATTTGACAGGGACTCTCGCTAACGCTCAAATTGCAGTCAACGCTATAGATGGTACAAAGATTACCGATAACACCATCACCTCCACTGAGATTGCAGCAAATACTATCAATGCAGGTAATATCGCAGCTAATGCCATTGGTACTAGCGAACTTAACGCCTTTGCGGTAAACGCTGACAAAATTGCAGCTAATGCTGTTATTGCTAGTAAAATACTTGGCGGCACTATCACAGGCGATAAGATCACTGCAAATACGATTACAGGTGGTTTGCTTGCTACGTCAGGAATTATTACTAACTCAGCACAGATCAACAATGCTGTTGTCACAAATGCCCAGATTGGAGATCTTCAGGTTGATACAATAAAAGTTGCTAACGATGCGATAACTCGGCAAGAATTTACAGCATTTTCAACTCAAAGTGGGTCGGGTCCATACTCCTTTACCTTTAATACAAGCATGACGTTTGCGGGATCAATCATCGCCATTGCTACGGTTCAAATGTTTGGTACATCTAGCTCCAGTAGCTCTATAACCTTCACGCTAACTTTGGCTGGGTCGCAGAAAGTAGGAGTTAATATTGGTGGCAGTCATTGCTTGGGTCTGCACACAATGTCAGGTGGCGATGATTTTACATCTACTGGAACAAAAAGCATTGTTGTTACTGTTTCAAGTATATCTGGGGTTGGTAACCCATCTGCGAAATGCCAGTTGACAGTTTTGAGAAGGTTTAAGTGATGGAATACACCTTTTATGATAATTCCACTGGTCTTATTAAGTTCACGGTTTTGTCCAATTCGCCCCCTGATGGCGCAAACGGCGATTATATTGATGGGAGATATGACGCGGAAACATTTGTGGTAGTAGACGGGCAGGCGGTAAGAAAGTCAGATAGTGAGATTGAGCAAGCGGAAATTGCAGAGGCTTGGGTTGATTTAAAGAAGAGGCGTCACGCTTTGCTAATTGATAGCGATTGGACCCAGGCCTCTGATGCACCCGTAGATCAGGCCGCATGGGCAGTCTATCGACAAGCCCTCCGCGACCTTCCAGATAATACAACTGACCCTAGAAACGTAATTTGGCCCTTAATGCCTTCGTGATTTACTACTGTAAGCCTTTGTGTTAAATTGCGAGTGCATATGCTAACATAACCCTCGGAGGCCGATCATGGCAACTTTTAATAAGGTGAACGATTTCGTTGCAAACGCCGTTCATAACATGGACTTAGAAAGCGACCAGATCGTTGTAGCTCTGTCCAACACTGCACCATCTTCAGAGTCATCAAATCCCGCTTCTGATGGAAATGGTATACTCGCTAATTTAACACAGATTGCTTATACGAACTTGTCTTCACGAAACGTGACCACATCTTCGTCCACGCAAACTGGTGGAACATACAAGTTGGTATTGGCTGACATTACGTTGACATCTTCTGGTGGCTCAACAGGCCCATTCCGCTATGTCTACATCTACAATGACACAGTGACCTCCCCTGCTGACCCTTTGATTGGTTATTATGATTATGGTTCATCCTTGACGCTTAATGATGGTGACAGTTTGACTGTAGATTTCTCTGCTGCAAACGGTGTTCTTCAAATTGCATAAGGTGACTGAATATGGTGACGCTTGCAAATAGAGTTAAGGTTGAAACGTCTACAACCGGAACTGGGACAATAACTCTCGGTTCCGCTGTAGACGGCTTTCAAACATTTTCAGATGCGGATGTCTCAACTGGCGACACTGTTCGCTATGTAATAGAAGATGGCGACTACTGGGAAATTGGTTCTGGCGTCTTCAACAGCGGTGCTGGGACGATGACAAGGGTAGTTCTCCAAAGCAGTAACTCAGGTTCACTTCTTAACTTGTCGGGTTCTGCAATAGTTTTTCTTACTGTTATCGCAGAAGACCTTAATGACACTTTGGATTACGGCCTTGTCACTGGCGCAGTTACTTTAACGGATGATTACGGAGGGCTGGTCTAATGGCACGGCAAATTCAATTACGTCGCGGCACGACAACACAAACCAATGCTTTTACTGGAGCTTTGGCGGAAGTTACTGTTGATACAGACAAAGATACTGTAGTCGTTCACGATGGCTCTACCGCTGGCGGTCATCCATTAGTCAAAACCTCAGACCTCGGCACAGCCGCCACTACAGCGGCGAGTGACTACGCTACTGCGGCACAGGGCGCATTGGCTGACACGGCTGTACAGCCAGACGACAGCCCATCTTTTGGAAGCGTTACGGTAAGTGGTACGGTAGATGGACGTGATGTTGCCACAGACGGCTCCAAGTTAGACGGCATAGAAGCTGGTGCTACCGCTGACCAGACGGGCGCGCAGATTAAAACTGCATATGAGGCTGAACCCAGCGCCTTTACTGACGCTCAGTTCACCAAACTGGCAGGGATAGAAGCATCTGCTGATGTAACAGACACAGCTAATGTAACATCCGCTGGCGCATTGATGGACAGTGAAGTTGCCAACCTTGCTCAAGTAAAGGCTTTTGATAGCTCAGATTATGCTACTGCGGCGCAGGGAACCACGGCTGATGCAGCCCTTCCCAAAGCTGGTGGAGCTATGACGGGGCCGATTACGACCAATTCAACCTTTGACGGGCGTGATGTTGCTACAGATGGCGCCAAGCTAGATAACATCACGGTAAGTCAGGCAGTTGACCTAGACCAAATGGAAATAGACATTGCTGCCCTTGCGAATGGCATGGTCTACAAAGGTGATTGGGACGCTTCTTCAGGTAGCTTCCCCGGCTCTGGATCGGCGCAAATTGGTTGGTTTTATTATGTTTCGGTTGCGGGAACTGTAGGTGGAGTATCATTTTCGGTTGGCGATAATATTGTTGCGATAGCTGATAACGCTTCAACTTCTACATACGCAAGCAACTGGTCAAAACACGATCAAACAGACGCGGTTACAGCGGTTGTGGGCCTTAACGGCTCAATAACTAAAAGCGGCCTTCTATCCGCCTTAAATGTAGAGGACGGGGCTGACGTAACAGACGCGACTAACGTGACAGCGGCTGGCGCTCTTATGGATAGCGAAGTCACCAACCTTGCACAGGTTAAGGCCTTTGACTCTACCGATTACGCTACAGCTGCTCAAGGTTCCACTGCTGACGCAGCATTGCCTAAATCTGGCGGGGCCATGACGGGGGCGATAACAACAAGCTCTACCTTTGACGGGCGTGATGTTGCTACAGACGGTGCTAAGTTAGATGGAATTGAGAGTGGTGCTACAGCAGATCAGACAAATGCTGAGATACGCGCAGCAGTAGAAGCGGCTACAGATAGCAACGTATTTACAGATGCTGACCACACAAAGTTAAACGGTATTGCCGCTGGTGCAACAAACGTCACCAACAACAACCAGCTAACAAACGGCGCTGGATATACTACCAATGTGGGTGACATTACAGGTGTTACGGCTGGTTCGGGCATTAGTGGCGGTGGGACTTCTGGCACAGTTACAGTGAGCCACGCTGATACGTCTAGCCAAAGCAGCGCAAACAATAGCGGTGCTACGGTTATCCAAGATGTGACGCTTGACACATATGGACACGTTACAGGCCTTGGTTCACATACCCTTACCTTAGCAAACTTGGGCTACACTGGTGCAACTAACGCTAACTACATTACAAATAACAACCAGCTGACAAACGGTGCTGGCTATACCACAAATACTGGCGACATCACTGGCGTCACGGCGGGTACTAACTTAACGGGTGGTGGCGCATCAGGCTCCGTTACTCTT